CCGCGAACGGTCGGGCGATGTTCCCGATAATCCCGGGAATCGCGCCCACGACGGCCATGAAAATGCTCGGGAAGTTCGCCGCAATGCTGGTCACCACGCTGACGAAAGCGTTCAACAGCATGGGTAGTCCGTTGATGATGCCGGTCACCAATCCGCCGATGATGGCGGGCAGCTGGTTGATGATGGCGACGGCGATGCCCGGCAATGCGGAAGCAAGCGACGTTATCACGCTCGTGATAGCGGACATCAACGCGGGAATCAGCGTCGGCAATGCGGAGGCAATGCTCTGTCCGATGGAGGGGAGTACGGCCACGATGGTGGTACCCAACGTTTGAAGGCCGGAAGCCAAGGATGCGCCGAAACCGCTGATGAACTCGGCGATTGCCCCGCTATTGGAGCCGATGGCGCTGAACGCGGCCTGAACTCCAGCCACCAGCGCCTGCCCGAGAGAGGTCATGAGCGACGGAATCTGCCCGGCAAGCGTGGCGAACAGCGAGCCGAACGCCGTCAGCATCGGCTGACCATACGTGGCGACAAGACCGGGCAGTTGGGCGAACATGCCGGAGAACGCTTGCGTGATTTGCGGCAGTATCGTCATCAACGCGGGCGCGAGCGTCTGACCAACGCTCATAAGCGCGTTGGCGATGCCCGGCAGTGCGGTCGTGATACTCGCAACCATCTGCGGAAGGGCGGCTGCGAACGCGCTCGCCATGGCAGGCAGCTTCGTCTGGACGCCGGTAAGCGCGCTGTCGAGGCTCTTCTGCCATTCATCGAACTTGCCTGCCATCTGAGACGGGTCGAGCTTGAACAGCATCTGGAATCCGGCCGTCAGACCGGTGAATATCGCGCCGGTCACACCCAATCGGGATGCGATATCGCCAATCCCGCTGATTGCCGAGCCGACGCCTCTCAAGGCCGTGCCGAAGCCCTTCAACGCGCCGGAAGACACCTTCAACGCTGCGGAGCCGATGGTGGCGAACGCGGTCTTACCAGCGGACGCCAACGGGCTGAATCGTCCGATAAGACGCGACACGGCGCCGCCGACCGTAGCGGACAATCCGGTGCCAAGAGTCTTCGCGGCGGAAGCTAACGGGGCGAACGGATTCTGTCCCTTGAACGAGCCGAAAACCTTTTCGGCCAGACCGTCGAACGGCTCTGACAATACGGACGCCGCTTCGGAACCGAACGATTTGAGCGCGCCCTTGACAGTGGAAAGCCCATTGCCGACCACGGCACCAAACTTCGACACGGTGTCGCGGATTCCGGTCTCGTCCAGCATCTCACTGAACGCCACCTTGAATTCGGACGCCTTGCCTCGCACGTTCTCGACCATGGAGAGCACGCCGGATTCTATGTCGGCGCGCATGACTTCCATCTTCGTTTTGACGGATTCGGCGGCGTTCGAGAAGACTTCGACGAGAATCGTCTTGACTGGAGCCCACTGCTGCGCCGTGTTCGCCGCATAATTGGACAATCCGGCCTTCAGGTTGCCGAACGTCTGCATGATGCTGTCGGACGCGGACACGGCGGAACCTATCAAGGGGAGGAACATGTCGGGAATCTTGAAGCCGGTCAGCTCCTTGAATTCGCGTCCGACCTGTACGAGCTTGTCACGGTAGATGTCGGCGCTCTGTCCGGCCGTATCCAACGAACGGTAGACGCCGGAGTCCACGACGATGGTGGCGGCGGCTTCGCGAATGTCACGGAACGCTTGGACGAGGGACGGGGCCTTCTTCCGGGCAGCGGCGTCCACTTCGGTGTTGAGGGTTTCGAACGCTTTGAGGAACGCTTCGGGAAGCGCTTCCGCGTCGGCTCCCATCGCGTTCAAGCCGGTCTGTAGAAGCTTCACATTGTCGGACGCCTGCCCCACGCCATTGCGCAGATTCATCGCGGCCTGCTGGACAAGGTCGAAGCCTTCCGCACCCTTCGCACCGAAACTGAACGCATGGGACTGCAAGTCTTCGAACGCTACGTTGAACTTGCCTATCGCATTCTGCGCCTTCGTCGATTCGGACAACGTTTTCGCCATCGCGTCGGCCATGGACGCGAGCTTGTCGGTGACTGCGGACGATGCGGACACCGCCGCGCCGAACACGCCGGTGAAGCCTGAACCAAGCTTGATGAGCGTGGTCTTCACGCCGACAAGCTCGTTGCCGATGAGCGGGATGCGGGATGCGAACCGGTCGTTCGTGGCGACCAAAAGGGAGAATACGGTGGTGCCGACGACGCCCACAGTGTTCAACGCGTCGCCCACGGCGGCGAGCATGTCGGCGTTCTGCGAGTTCAGGCTGATGAGATTCGTCAACGGGCTGAGGAACCGTTCGACCTGCTGCGCGTCGAACGCCTTGTTGACGGCTGGAGCAAGCTGGTTGAAGAACGTGGAAGCCAACGTCGAGGCAGCGTTCGACAATGGCACGAATCCCGCGAGCATTTCGCCGAACGTGTCCGCCATGCCTGAATTGGAGATGGCGGTCAACGTCTTGCCGAGATTGGCGGACAATGCGGTGGCAGCTTCCGCCGACCTTGCGCCAATCGTGTTCTTGATGCTGTTCCACGCGCGGTCTGCCGTAACGGGCATGGAAGCGAACTGCTGTTCGATGGCGTCCGCGTTCTCCAACACAGTATCGTAGAGGGCTTGGCCGCTGATTTTGCCTTCCTTGCCCAACTGCTTCAGGTCACCCACGGCCACGTTGAGATGCTTGGCGAGCATTCGTGCGATTTGCGGCGAATTCTCCATGATGGAATTCAACTCATCGCCGTTGACGATGCCCTTGCCCAATGCTTGGGTAATCTGCCGCATGGCACTGGACGCTTCCTGCGTGGACGCGCCCGTGCTAATCATGTTCATGTCGAGCAGTTTGGTGAACTTCGCAGCGTCACCGTAATTGGATACGACTTCAGGTGCGAGCGTTCGCAGACGTGCGGCGGACTGGATGAAGTCGTCAGTGGTGACGCCGACCTTGTTCGCGTATTCCAACGACGTTTCGAGCGAGGCTTTATAATCACCGGCGTCGCCCACCGCGTTTTTCAGCATGGCGGTGGTCTGACCCCACTGGTTGCCCATTTCGATGATGTTGGACGTGACGTTTTTGACGGCCGTGCCGACCGATGCGACGGCGGCGATGGCGGCTGCGGCGTTCAGATACTTGTTGAGGTCGAGGGTTGCGAAGCCGTTGCCGAAAGCGTCGGCCGAACGGCGGCCACTGGAACCGAAGGAGGCGGATACGCTGTTGAGCGCGCCTTTCACGCCGCCTTGCAGGTTGAGGCTCTTGTTGAACGAGCCGGAGAACAGTTGTGACATACCCAAGCCGTGCGACGTGAAGAGTCGGCTTGTGCCGGACGCCAGTTTCGGCTGGATGGCGGGGGTGAGCACCGCGCCCTTGCTTGCCTTGACAAGCGCGGAGTGCAAGCCTTCCAACGATGGGAGAACCTGAATCCATGCGGTCGCGATGCTGCCCTTTGCCATCTGCTATTCCTTTCGGTGAAGACCCAACGCCTTGTTGATGTCTTCGGTGTTCATCGAGTCGAGTTCGTAATCATCCTCCTTCTTGGTGTTCTTCCGGTTTTCCGGCAGTACGCTTTTCGGTTTCCGTCCCTTGCCGGAGTATGGGGCGAGCGTTGACTGTTGGATGATGTCCAAGAGTCGTGCTGTCGCGCCGAACGTGCCTATAAGTTTCGCCCGTTCCAATATGGTGTATTGTCGTGGACTGCCGTATTGGCTTGCGAAGTCGGCCAAGATTTGGCTATCCCATTTGTCCGGGTTTATCGCATAGGTCAGTCTTTCGACGGTGATTCCGTAATTGTCGGCAATTTTCCCGACAAGTATTCCCATGCATCGAGAATGTCGTCGTCGAACGCGTTCATGAGCTGCTCGTACTTGGTTTCGGTCAGGACGCCTTGCATGAGCTTGTCGATGAGCCACATGGTTTCCATGCCGTCTTCCACGCCTTCGGAGTGGATGGCCTGCTGGAATTTGCGGTTGCGGAGGAGTTTCGCGTAGGCGTCTGCCCAGTCGTCGTTGAAGTCTTCGATGGTGATGGTTGGCTTGCGTTTTGCCATTGGTTTTCCTTTCGTTGTCTGTCTATATAAGGATACCCCACATGCCGGTCAATAACAGGCATGTGAGGTAATTTTCTGCGCGGAATGCTACATCGAAACGAGCAACATGGCGTCGAACATAATGGGCACTCTAGGGTCAACTGTGGTCACGACAACCTGAGCAGTCACCGGCGAACCGTCTGACCTGAATGCCGCAGAGAACGCCTCCCACTGTTCCTTCTGCTGCGAACTCGGCGAGGTGCTGAACAGGACCGAGTGCGTGTTGACGTCTTTCACCTCAACACGGGCACTTCGAGGAGGTGTCCAGCTGCTATACATGTAGAACGACAACTTAAAGTCTTGGTTCGGCGGCATGACGAACGTGCCTGACGATGCGCTAACCGGTAGTGCGCTCCCGACGCTAAGGCATTTTTCGCCGGCAAACGCACTGTCGGCAGCAACAACGCGTTCAGCAGGCGTCCACACCGCGTCCGCATCCTCGAAATTGCCGTTCGGGATTAGATTATCGATAAACTCTCCGAAATCATAGGAGGCGTCGGAGTTCAGAACACTCTTATAATGCACTGCACTCCAAACATTGTTTCCGCCACTCGTGCCGTCAACAGTGGATTTCAGAATCTTCAGTTCGAACCTTGTGCCTTTCGGCAGGGCGAGGACGCCGGTGTACACGCCATCCTCACCCTTCGTCATCTTCACGCCTGAAGTTCGCTGCCAAGGCTCAGACTGTCCCCAGTCTCCGACAATCCACATGGCACCACCTTCAGCAACCGCAGTATCAGTGACGGTGACTGTAAGGCGTTGATTCGGAGAACTTACGCTTTTGGGAGGGTGATGTGCTGGGTCTGGGCCGGTTCGGTGGCGGTCGGATAGGCGTTGATGGTGAACTCGAAGTTCACGAGGGCGGTATGCACGTGGCTGATATCGCCGGTGATGAGGAACGTCGCGTCAGGCATCACGTTGCGGCGCTTGCGGCCACCCTTCAGCATTTCGTCGATGACGATGACATGATGTTCAAGGTCTCCGGCCTGCTCCTTGACGGTGATGGTGCCATCCTTCGACGTGGATGCGGCTTCTACCGTCACGTTGGCGGAACCGTAGGCGACCTTGAGGAGGTCTTCGTTCAATGCTTCGATGCAGGTGCCGGTCCACGTCTTGGAGAACGTCGGGTCGGCCTGTGCGACGGTATCGCCGCCTGCGGCCACGATGTCATCGCCTGCGGTGAGGGATGCCGGTTCGGTCAGACCGTCTTCGGACAGGTAGCCGAGGCCGACGAACGCAGCGTCCAGTTCGGTGGTCGCGTCGGTGGGGATGGCGGTGCCCAGTGGGGCGACCCAAATGTAGCCGGACTTGTTGGCACTTGCGCCCGGCTTCGAGAATGTCACGTTTGCGGAAGACTGCTTCGCGCCCATGTCAATTCCTTTCGTAGTTTAACGTTTGATGGGCGGCGTTATTGCCGCCCATGCGTGTGAATGGTGTCACTCGGTGGCGTCGGTGATGGCGTGGGTGATGGCGTAGAACTTGCTGGTACCACCGATGAAGCCCCAGCCGATTGCGACTTCGGTGCGGAGCATCACCTTGTTGACTGCGCCCAAGTCGCCTTCGGCGGAATTGTCCGGGTTGCCGGAGTCGAACACTTCGATGCCGGACAGCGGGATGGCACCCCACACGAAACGGTTGGCGAAGTCGCCGATGACCGCATCGAGCACCTTCTTGGTCAGCTGGCCGGAGCCGGTGGCCGCGGCGGTGTCGGACACGGTGTTGGAGGCTGCGAGGGTGACGCCGCCGAGGTTGACCATGTTGCCGATGAGCGGAACGTCGGAAGCATACTGGGTCGGCGTGCCGATGGTGGTTAGGCCGTCACCGATTGCGGCCAGATAGGAGGAGGTGGTGACGCCCTGCGCGGACGCGTCGCCCTGTGCGGCGACCTGTCGCACTGCCTGCTTGAACGCGGTGGCGGCTTCCGCTCCGGTGCCCGGAGTGTAGTTGATATCGCCAGCCTTGTCGAGCACGTAGCCGTTGGTGCGTGCGACGGTGGAAGCGGCCTTGGTTGCCGGATTCACGCCGAAGATGGGGGCGAAGTCGAGGGCGCGGCTGATGGCACGGTTCACGTAAGTGCGGTACTGGTCGAGGATACCGGCCTGATACGGCTGTGCGAGGATGCTCTGAAGCATGGTCTGCGGGGAGCCTGCTCGGAAGGTGGCGTCGGTCGGATTATAGGCGCCGTCAACGCCGAACAGCTGGAGGAACTTCTTCGGGAAACGGTAGGAGATGTAGAAGGTGATGGGGTTGATGGTCACGACGCCATTGGTCGCATCATTGGAACTCTTCTTCTTTTCGGCTTCGGTCTCGCCGGTGGCTCCTTCGCCGAAGATGCCCATTTCACCGGAGAAGTCGATGGTCTGCATCTGCGTGCCGATAAGGTCGATTGGAGTGCTGTTGGAAATCTTGGCGATGGCTCCGGCTGCGGGCTGTTCGGAAATCAGCTTGCGGTCTACGAAGCCGGGCTTCAGTTCGATTGTCGCTAGGGACATGACTGCCTTTCATGGTAGGGGAATGGTGTCGGCCTTCTGCATTGCGGCCCCGACTCGGCCTCTACCACGATTGTTTCCGGCTGCGTGCGCCTCGACCCCACAGTCGCCTGTGGGTATGTCCTGCATTGTTTAACGACCATGCCGGACGGTTGGTCATTACGTTTTTTTGTGGAGACGGTCGGGTTTTGGCAGGCGGAACGAAGCTTTGTCTGCCAACCATCTCCAAGACATAGCATAACACCCCGTCTGACTTTCGTCAAACGGGGTGCCGTGCAAACCAGAATCACACAAGAGAGGAGCTGCACATTCCTGCGCAACAGTTATTATTCTACCACAGTCTCGTCGCAGCGCGCGTTCGGCGCGTCGCGGGACTTGCGATGTGGTCGGACTTGGCCCGGTTGCACTGCATGTGCGCGGGAACGAGATTGTCCATCCTATCGCTTCCGCCCGCCGCGCGCGGTATCACATGGTCGGCGGTGAATGCCAGCGGATGCGCCGCGTTATGGCCCCAGTAGAATGGTTCGCCGCAATAATAGCAGGGCGCTCCAGTACGCTTGGTGCGTTCACGCAGGATGGCGCGGTTGCGGTGGTAGAGTCCAGTATCCTTGCCCATTTCAGGCAATCACCTCCCTGACCTTGCGTTCCTTCGGACGGTTGACGCCACGATACCATGCGGCGATGCTGACGCCCTTCAATCCGGCAGTGGCTTCGGTCTTGCGTATCGGCGCGAACTTCCACTGGTCTTCGGAACCGGATTTGAGCTTCTGCGCGTTCTGCACTTCGGCGGTCAACTGCGGGTTGTTCGTATGTTTGAACCGTCCCTCGTTCAACAGGTCGAGGAAGCCCTGCTGGGAGGCGAGGAATTCGGTTCCGGTCAATTGGATGACGTTCAATCCGCGTGGAAGCATGTCCTTTATCGGATTGTTCAGACCGCCAGCATCCAAGATGAGCGTGGTCTTGCGTGGGCGCGTCTTCAACTCGTCCACGACCCACTGCCATGATTCGGTGGTGGGGCGTTCGTCCACGATTTCGCCGATGATGTACGCCCACTTGTCGTAATGCTTCGAGCCGACCGTCACCTCTTCCGTGTTGGCGGCGACGCTGAGGGCGAGCGTGCTGGTGGCCGGGTCGAAGGTGAGAGCGTAGACGAGCGTGTCACGGTCATGTTGCAGGTCGGAGTAGGCGCTGTCCCACAAGTCCATCGGAATCGCGGGCGGAATGCTGTCGGCCCACCATAGGCCCAAGTCTTGGATGCGGAAGTCTATGAGACCATCCGCGCCACCCTGTTTGGCTATGGCCACGTCGGTGAGGAACGCTTCGCGTGGAATCACGTCCGGGTAGAGCGGGTTGGTGAGCGCCCACAACTGTTCATCCTCGATGTCCGCCGTCTCGTCGTCGATACCGTAGCGCACCGCATACGACATGTCGTCGTTTTCCGCGTTGTCGAGGAACGTGTTGAACGTGTCGCCGATGGACGATGGGAGGAACGGGGTGCCTGTGTAGATTATCATGGCCATGCGGCGTGTCTTCAACGTCTTGGAAATCATCGCCTCGTATTCGGAGCGGAGTTCCTGCGCCTCGTCGAAGATGACCAAATCGAACGTTCCGCCCATGCCTGCGGAAGCGCTTTTGCGTGAGCGGAAGCGGACGAACGCGCCGTTCCTCAACTGTAGGCGCTCGCGGCCCATGGTGGTGCTGAAATGCGTGACTTCGGCTTTCAGTTCCGGGTTCGTGTCGATGGCGTCTTTCAAATCCTCCATGATTTTGTTGGCGGCAATCTGCTCGTGCGCGGTGACGAGCACGTTCAGGCCGAGAACGAACAGGTAGTAGAGGATTGGGGCGGTGAGGATTTTGGTCTTGCCGTTCTGTCGCGGCATGTTCAACGCGACGCGCTTGTACTTCCACGTGCCGTCCTTCTTGCGTTGGAAGGCGTTGTTGAGGAATTCGACTTGGAACGGGAGGATGGCGTTTCCACGACCCCAGTTCACGTATTCGGCGGCCATGATTGCCACGTCGGATGTGGGGCGTACGTTCGCCCTCCAATTCGGGTTCTTCACCAGCATGTCACACCACCTGATACTTCTTGAGCACGTCCGCGTCTGCACCCTTGCCGTAGGCGTCGCCGATGGATGCGATGTCCTGCGCCGTCTGCGGGAACGTCAAATCGTAATCCAAGATGATGCCCAACGGTTCGAACACGGCGTTCAAATCCTGTTTGATGATGTAGATGCGGCTTACGAAGCTTTCACGGTTGGACACCAATGATTGGGTGGTCGCTCCGAGCGTGTCGAGAATCTGCGCGTCCTGCGGGGGGAGGCCGGTTTCCATCTGGAAGCTTAAGGCCGTGTTTTGCAGGAGGGTTTTGAGCTGTCCGTTGTCCCATTGGCTGAGTCGTTTGACTTCCGGGCGGACGATGGTGTCGTGGTCGTCGTTGGCGTCGAATTTCGTCCAGTCGGTTGGATTCTTGTTCGGGTCGGCTTTGATTACCACGTCGGGGGACGTGCCTACCACGACGGGTTCGGGCAGCATGAGGTGTTCGAGGTTTTGGGAGATGAGGCCTTCGATGACCATGGCGCGCTGCGCCAACAGTACTGCTTGGTCGGTGACGGGCGCGTGGCTGAGGGTGAGGCATCGAAGGTTCTCGTCGATTTCCTCGGCGTTCTCGTCATAGCAGCGACCATCCAAGCCTACCGCTGCGACCTTTTCCAATGGCAGGTCTGCCATTGGAAGGTAGTCGGCGCTGAGCGGGTCGCCGTCCTGCATGAGGAAGTAGGAGTTGACGCCGCCGATGGCTTTGGCGAGGATGCGGGTGAAGCTGCGTTTGCCGACCGCGCTGAAGTTGCTGACGCGCACGCGCATGGCGTACGCGTTCTTGACGAGTTCAATCCATGGGAATGAGATTGCCTGTTCGTCCACGATGGTGAGTGTCATGAGCGTTTCGCTTCCTTCGCTACGAGTTTCTGCAAAGTGGTTTTGGGTGCTTTGGTGGCGGTCGTACGGCTTTTATGCGAATCGACTTTCACCGCTTCGTCGAAGTTCTTGGTCATGGTCATGAGCAGCTGCATGAAGCTGACGTAGTTTTTCTGCGCGTTGATGGCCATGCTCATGTTGTATTCGCGGTCATCGTCGGCTGTTTCGGCTTTCCGCGCGTACTCTTCCATGTCCGAGTAGGCTTTGTCGATGAGTCCGTTGACTTGTTCCATGCGGCTTGAGAGGGCTTCTTCAGTCTTCCCTGCCATAAATCCTCCTTAACTGTTCGGCCATTTGGCGTCGTTGTTCTCGATACCATCGTACCATTTCGGTTTTCATGATGGTGCGTCGCGTCGGGCTTTCATGGTATTGCAGGTCTGTGTTGTTGATGGTTGGGGTCATCATGTGAGGCTGTTCCTTACGTAGATTTTGCAGTCGCATCCGGCGTGTCTTACCCAGATGCCGTAATGGTTGGCGTCGTAGGGGTGCCAGATGCCGCATCGTTCGAGGCACCATGCGCATGTCTCGCCTACCGCTTCGCGCACCACTTCCGTTGTTGAGTCGATGGCGAACAGGTTTGCGGTCGCCTCCTGCATGGGCTGTACGGCCAGTTCGCGCTTGTATTTGGCGAGGAAGTCCCTGACGGTTTTTTCGGAACGCTGTTGGCTGAGGAGCCAGCCGATTTTCTTGCCGAAACTGTCGGAGTCGAGTCGTTCCAATCCTAGTCCTGCGGATTTTTCGGCGACCTGCTTCCAGATGTCGCCCAAGACTTTGCCGGCCATGTGCTTGTCTCCGCTGCTGGCTGCTGCTTGTGCTTGGCGCACCTGTTCGTCGGTGATGATGTCTTTGGCTGTCGGTGAAAGTATTTCCATGAGGTCTTCGACCGACTCCTGCGTGGTTTTCAACTCAGGTACTCCATCTGGTAGTTGTAGACGGTTGATGTGCGTCCGTCTTTGGTGGGTTGCGCGTCGGTGGTGTTGAGCAGTGGCGCGCCCATGATGTCCCAGAGGCTTTGATTGTACCAGTCGGTCAGTGCGTCGCCGATTTCGGCGCTGAGCGTGTTGTCGGTTTCGCCTGTGAGGTCGCGTGTGACCACGGTGATGGCGATGTCCAAGTGTCGGATGTATGGGGTGATGTCTGAGGCGTTTTGGCGGGTGACGATGATGAGCGGATACTGGCTTGGGTTTTTCACGGTCGGATACTTGTCGTATACGCGCATGTTGAGCCGTTGGGATAGTCCGTTGATGATGTCGTTCACGATTTCATTGTCTTTGCTCACAGTCCGAATCCTTTCAGCGTGTCGCCGGAGTGCGGCGTCACATGGTATTTGATTTCCGTTCCGGCTCGGCGTGTTCCGTTGAATGTGCTGAGCGTGCGGTATGTGGCCATGGTCGGCAGCTTGCCCCTGTATGAGTCCATTCGCAGTTGCGGCATGATTTGCGCGGCGACGCGGCGGGACTCCTGTTGGAATCCCGCCGACTGCATGACGAGGTTGGTTGCCGCGTTCGGTGCGGCGACCATGATTTTGGCGCCTTTGAGTCTTGCCATTAGTATTGCACCTGCTTCGCGTTGAAGCTCCATTTGAACGGGTTGAACATGACCCTGTTTTCCGGGTCGATGGGCGGTTTGATGGAGGTGACGCGGTAGGGGTTTCCTTGGTATTCGAGTTCGCCGCCGACGATTTCCGGTGGTGTGTCAGGGGTGGTGACGTGGATGGTGAGCGAGTCCACTTCGGTCATGTTGTCGAATTCGCTCGTGTTCTCGCTTGTCGTGTTCACGGTGACGAGCGCTTGGAACGTGTACTCGTTGTCGCTGGTGGCGACGGTGATTTCGTGGGTTTTGAGTCCGTAGTGCGTCACAGTTGGAACCTCGCTATGGTGGGGCGTCCGATGCCGAGCTGTTTGAGCTGGTTGCTGGTGAAGAACACGTCGTCTGTGTTGCCTCGCCATTCGCCGGTGAAACTGTAGCCGCCCGCCGTTTGGGTGAACGTTTTGAACGCGCTCAGGTCGGCGTCGCTGTCGGACATGGCTTCTTTGCGGCTCACGTCCTGTGCGACGCTGACGCCGATGATGTCGGCGACCATTTGGCGCGTGAGCGGGTCTTCTTCGACTTGCTTGTCCAAATCGTCGCCTTGGTTGCGGTACATCATGCGGAGCACGTTGGAGGCGGCTCCGCGTTTGCGTGCCTCGTAGTCCACGAGGTCTACGGGAATTTTGTGGCGTAGGTACGCTTCGGTGTCTTCGACGGTGGCGAGCGGCTTCAGTTCGTCGGTCAATTCTTTTCCTTCCAATCGTGCATCGAAAGCCCCAGTTGCAGTATGCGTTCGGCAAAACGTTTTACCAGCTTGTCCTTCTCGTTTTCGTCCAACTCCATTGGCGAAGTCAACACCATGTCGTCGTCAATGATTGAGAAGGTTGCCGGAACGTTTTCGTCGCGCATCATCACGCCGAGGATTCGAATGTCACGCATGCGCGGCACCCATCCAGTCCGGCGTCTTGGCGGTCGGTTCGACGGTCACTGGCGTGACGCGCGTGCGGTTGTTGATGCTTGCGGCGAGCTGCTTTTCGAATTCATCGAGTAGCGTTTCGTCTTCCGGAAGGAGTTCGGCGCTCAGACCGTACTGTTCGGCGATGGCGTTACGTTTCGCCTGCAACAGTCCGAGGCTGATGCCCTTCTCCTTCGCCTCCTTGACGCGTGCTTCGGTTTCCTCGGCTAGTTTTCGGGCGTCTTCGGCTGCTTTCTGGGCTGCTTCGAGCTTTTCGCGTTCCTTGGCGAGCTTTCGGCTGATGATGGCGTCGAGCTGGGCTTGGGTGATTGTCGGCTCCTGCTGTGTCGTGGCCGCTGGGCTTCCAGTCGTGCCTTCAGAGCCTCCCATTCCGGTACCGGTCGCATTCGGGTCTGTTCCTTCCACTAGTCGGATTCGCTGCATGCTGTGTCGTTTGAAGTTCATACCAGTCTTTCCAATCTTAACCGCATCGTGAGTTCCACGATGTCCGTAGCAGCATTATACGCCCTGCGGAGGTCTATTTTTGCTTTCAGTGTTTTCGCGTCGTCGAAGTCTTCGGGCAGTGCTTCCAGATGTCGTCCGAGTTCTTCTTGTATTGCGCGGGCTTGTTTCTCAATCGTTTGGATTGGTGCAGTCAAGTGCCATGTCCTTCTTGTAGGTTACGACGAGGCAGTCGTGTTCGAAGCCGCCTTCGTCAAAGGTTTGTACCGTCGTGTAATGCACCGGCGTGTTCGCGTATTCGCAATACCATGCGATTGCGAGCATGGCGGTCACTATGATTGCGACTGCTCCGTATGCGATGTCGGTGAGCTTGTCGCGCATTTGTGCTCCTTTCCTAGGTTTCGTCTGATGATCGCGCATGCCAGTCTGACATTGCGCGTGGTTTTTATTCTAGTCCGCATGTTGAACATGATGCGGTTGTCGTCGGTCACGTGGCATGCGTCTAGTGTTTGCCCGCATTGAGGGCATTCGTAGTCGCATGTCAGTCCGTGTCCGGCGTGGCGGATTGCCACGTCCGCCCCATGTCGCGCGCCGGTGTCGCACAGGCGTCCTATCGGATGCGTCACGCGGTTTCCTTCACGCTCTGCCAGATGCGTTCGATTTCCGCGTCTCCGAGACCGCTGACGTGGCCGCGTAGCACGAGTTCGTCGTGGATGTTGGCTTCGTTGTCCTCATGGTTGTGGAGGCGTCCCCAAGCCCACCTGTAAAGCGTGTCGTTGCGGCGTCCTTCTGGCACAGGCGTGAGGTCTGGGCGTCCGTTGCGCGGCGCGCCGGACATGACTTTGGCTGGTTTCGGCATGGGTTCGACGCCGTATCCGTGTTCGACGAGCCAGTTGAGCAGTTCGATTGGCGCTTCCTGCACGTCGGTCTCAGAGCCTACCAGCTGGTAGAAGCCGATGCCGTTGATGTTGGAACCGGCGCCGAGCACGTATCCGCGTCCGTCCACCTTCACGTCCACGGGGATGCCGTCGGCGTGGTTGGTGTTCTTGAGTTTGCCTGTCCAGCCTTCTGGGAGCCGGTAGTAGGCGTGGATGCCGCCGTGGGTGGGCGTGTGCACCATGAGGGTGGGGGTGAGCATGGGGCGGAGGATGTTGTAGCCGTGGCGGCTGTGGTCGTCCTTGGGCGCGTCCATGTCGATGATGATGCTGCCGGGCTGGGGGATGACGGCGTACACGTCTCCGGCGCCGATTTCCACCGTATCCTCCTGCGTGCCGTTCTTCCAGTTGCGGACGGCTTTCGGATTGTCCGGGTCGGTCGGCTCCTTGTGGAGCTTGAAGCCTTCGGGCGCTTTGATGTTGACGATTTCGCCGCATTCGACGATTCGCTGTTCCATGTCGGTTTGGGCTTCGGGCACGGGCAGGTCTTCGAGCAGGGGGAGGCGGGTTTCGTTCATCTCCTGCTCGTAGCGCTCGCGGTATGGGGCGAAGCGGTCTTCGTCGATGACGACGCGGACGGAACAGACATGCCCGTCGATGCGCTTGCTGCGCAGGCCGACGCCAAGCATCTTGTACGTGTCGCCGCTCGTATGGCCAAGGTACGGGCAGTGGCGCGTGTCGGCGAAGCCGTTCTCGCAGATTTCGTTGACAATCCACATGGCGCGTTCGTCCAAGTCCCGCTCGCTGTCGTTGAAGCTGATGTCGCGATGGATGTCGTCGTCCAACGGCTTGTCGGCCCAGAGCATGGCGCTCGCGAGCATGAACGGGGCCATGCCGTACTCGTCGATGAAGTCGGCCAATGGCTGCATCTGCTGCGGGGTTTTGCGTCCGGCGAACATGACGGGCACGAGGCGGCGCATGTTGGCGTCGCCGTTGCTGGTGGCCAATGGATGGTTGCTTGCGATGACGAGCGTGGCCTGCGAGCGCACGTTGACGCTGTTGCGGCCGACGCTGCGGGCGTGGATGGTGTCGCCGGTGGCGACGCGTTTGATGATGCCCATGTCCTTGTCGGTGAGCATGTCGCCTTCCTCGTCGTACACCCAGTAGCGGCCGTCGAGCTTCAACGCCTCGTTGCCGCTTTCGAACACGCTGGACGAGTTGAGGGCTTTGATGCCGATGCCGCTGGCCTTGTCCGGATAGGCGTCGCCCAAGCGTCCGAGGAGGAAGCTCTTGCCGTCGCCGCCGTGCCCGTAGAACACGTAGAAGAGATGCTTGTACGGTTCGAGGAACGGGGTGGCGAACATGCGGAGGAGGTTTTCGCGGCTTTCGTCGTCGGCGGTGAGCTGGGCGATGAACTTGTTGGCCTGTTCGACGATTTCGGCGGTTTTCTTGCTGTCGTACAGCCATGGGCTGTCGTCCACGTACAGGTATGCGCTGTTTTCGTCGGCGTTTTCGATTACGACGCTGTGCTTGCCTTGCGGGTGGAAAGCGGTGTTGCCGAACATCATTCCGCGTGTGAGTCGGGGCAGTTTGAGCATTTCGGCGCGGAACATGGGTTCGAGGTTGCGGACGGCGTGGTTTCCGGTGGGGAAGCTGAACTCTTCGGACAGGCTGCTGATTGGATGCCACGTGTTGGGCATGTCTCCGCCGAGCCAGTTGGTGTCGCGGGCGTACATCGTGTCGCCGTTTTCGTCGATGCGCAGGTCGCCGTTCCTGAGCGACCAGAACGCGTCGTAGTACGCGTTGTCCCAGCGTGGCTTGCCGGTCTTGTCCATGACGGGCATGGCGACGGTTTGGAGCCTCGCGTCGATGAACGTGTGCTCGTCGGTCTGTCCGGCCATGGTGAGGCCGTTGACCTCGCGGGCTAGTCCGTTGGGGATGTTCCGGTACGGCCGGATGTCGAGGGTCGGAGGGTCTTGCGGTTTGCGGAAAGTGTGAGTCATGGGTGGCTCCTTTTGTGGTAGACTTGTTTTCGTTGACAACCTCAACCCTAGTACACTCGCCAAGAGTTCGCAACTACGGTGTGTCGGAAATCATCTGGTTTCCATGGCTCCTGTGGGCCGTAGTAAGCGTAGGCGGGTGTTCTAGGGTTTTTTTTTGCCATTTATGTGATTCGATTTGACAACCATGCTGGGATGGTGTATATATACGCGCGCGCGCGCGCGCCTCACGCGCTTTATATAGATAGAGAACACCAACACCACCATATACCCTTATATACCTACACTACACACTACACTTATTGGGGTTTGGGATAGTCACCCTCGTGCGCACGCGTGATACACCATGGGTCGGACAGAACACGGCGTGTTGAGGGTGCTGAACTTTGTGTGGTTTTCGCCGAATCCGAGGTTTTGTTCACAATTCCATCACAGAATTTGCTGCCCCTGATTTGAGTTATACACAGGCTCAGCGTTGGAAACAAGCCAAAACAAAGACACCAGCACACCATTTGACCGCTATTGTCAAACCAGCCCGCCTCCAACGTGGCCGCAGAGGTCGCGCGACACCTCGAAAACGTTGGAACGACGCCGTAGGAACGGCCCTCGCACATGGCCCCGGAAACAAAAACGAACCGCCACCGCACATGGCCGCCATCCACCGGTTTTCGACGCCGAACGGCCTCCGCCGTGTCACGCGAAGACCTTCCATGGCGGTATCACACAAAGGTTTTCCCATGGGACGGGGCACGCGAAGGCCTTCCACGGTCGGCGTCACGCAAAGGCCTTCCATGGACGGTCCAAGCCGAGCCATGGCCGAGCCCGCCGACGGCGGCCAGCGGGCGACGCACCCGTGCCATGGCCGTGGCAAGTCCCGCCGGAATCAAATAAAGGCCTCTCTGAGAGCCTTTCAACGCCGGGAGGTAAAAGTACTAGGGTTCGGCGTGAAAACGCGTCCTAGGCCCCAAAGAATGGCTTCTAGACGGTATTCTGTCCCGTTTGCCCTCGTCGGCGCAATTGGCAAGGCGTGCGGTGAGGCTTGGGGTGTGTTTTTTTGGGGCTCCCCCCCCGGGGTGTTGGTGTGTGCTCCCCCTGTTGTCGTTGGTGTGTTGGCCGGGTTGGCGTGTTGGTGGGGTTGGTGTGTGGGCGTGGTTCGTGTGTTGACTGCGTTCATGTGTTAACGCGGTTCATGTGTTAACCGCGTTAATGCGTTAACGTGGTTAATCCATTGATGCTGTTCATGTGTTAACCGTGTTCATGTGTTAACCGTGTTAATGGTTTAACTGCGTTCATGTGTTAACTGCGTTCATCGGTTAATGTGGTTCATTTATTGACGTGGTTCATGCATTAATTGCGTTGATGTTTTAATTGCGTTCATGTGCTGACCGTGTTGGCTTGCTGGCGTGGTTCATTTATTGCGCGGTTCATTTGTTGGCGTGGTTCGCGTGGCTTGCTGGTATTGGGAACCGTTCTCACGACACGCCGACTTGACGCATGATGTCACGTTGGTGTATATTAAATATATCAACCAAGGAGGTACGAAATGAACAAGAAACTCAGCGGCAAAGGCTACATCCGAGACGGCGAGGGCCACTTCCTCACCTCGACCGGAGACCTCTACCACTACCATGAGGGCGTGCTCACGCTTGAGGCGGCATGGCCCAGCCAGTCGCCCGAACCAAACCAGACCAAACCACAAGGAGTGATTGAAATGAGCTATCAGGGAATGTTCGAACTTCAGCCGGTGTACGACCATCACCAATCGTTCTACGGCAAGGCGTTCGTGGAACGCTGGAGCGCCGGGAACGGCACGCAGCTGGTTCTCAAGTCGTATGGCACGGTGGTTGCCAAGGTCACGCCGATGGGGGAGACGGGCAAGGACACCGAAGCCTATCTCATTGAAATCGGCATGGAATACCTGAGCGCCACGACGCTGAGGCATGTCAAGGAGTTCCTCGCGCAGACTGATGATACATTCCACGGCGTCACGCTGTCGTGGCTGCGCAAGGCCGTCAAGGGAGGCGACCCAGTCGAAGGCGCCGGGGCGGCATGGCGCAAAGTGTACGTGCTCAATGAACTGTGACGCGACACGCCGACATCGACAAAAGCATATCAAAGTGGTATACTAGAAGCATCAAGCCAAGGAGGAACGAAATGGACAAGCAGACTTTCATCGACAACATGAAGGCATGCGGATACGAACTGAGCTTCGGCCGCAACGGCAACATCACCGCGACCAAGGGCGACAACACCGTCCGCTTGGTTCCGCTCGCCGACTACGGCGTGTACATCAGCACGCCAATCCTGAAGGCCATAACACGCAAGGACGCGACGGACACGGAGACGCTGCTGCTAATCAACCTCCTAACCGCCTGACCGGCCAGCCCTAGCGGCACACGTGCGGGTTCGAGTCCCGCAAGGGCACGAAGACATATCAGCCATGAAAGGAGCAGTGAAGACAATGGCCAAACAGAATCGCAGTCGTGGGCGGCCAACAATGCGCGAAACGGGTCGAACGCGACCGCAAATCGCGGCAAATAGCCGACAACGTAACCGCCCGATGAGTCTTCCGGCGTGTCGCAGGACATGCCGCTGATATAATAAATAATGAAACCAAAGAAATGAGGTAAAACGATGGAACACTCGGAATACTTCCGCGATAGGGTGAAGACATTCCTCACCTACCTGCCCGAAAGGACGCTCAACGCCGGAGTCGACGCGGTGACGACCATAATCGTATACGACATGGCATACCCCTGCACACCACAAGACTACCAGCACGCACTCGCCTCATGGATGCAAGGACGCCACGACGTATGGCAAGACCGCATCGACGAGTACAAGTCGAACCCGACGAACGAAGGTCTTGCGGCCATAGCCGAACTCGCAATCAGGGAACACACACCCCACACACAAAGCGACTTCGACGACCTCGTAGAATGCATGTACCGGTTCGCCATAAACAAGACGCTCATCGAAAACGAACTCGAAAGAAGGAGGAACGACAATGACGAACGATAAACGCCATGACGTACTCAACAGAATCGCGGAAGTGCAACAGTCGGTCGAAGCCGTCAAACGCACGGCCGAGGGATACGGGTACAAGTACGCCACACTGGACGACGTATGGCAGCTCGTCAAGAACAGCATGGCGGAACACGGCTTAGGCTGGACAGCGGTATGCGCGAGCGAGATAGTCGGCGCGCAAACGGACATGCCCACCGTCTACAACACGCTGACCGTGGCCGTCTACGAGTCCGCGCACGAGTGCGAGACCCTCTTGGACATGGTGAAGCACGGTGAGGCGGTCAGCAGCAGTTACACGTATCCGGCGGCCGCAGCCCAACAGGTCGGCAGTTTCGAAACCTATTATCGACGCTATGCCCTAATCCATCTGCTCGGACTCACAACCGTGATGGACGACGACGGCAAGACAGCCAACCCACTCCCCCGACCTTCACTCACAGAAGAATTCAACTAAAAACCGAAAGGAACAACAATGGCAAACGACATGCTCGAAATCGAAGCCGTGGGCGAAATCCGATTCACCCACATCCTAGACAAATACCAGTCCGACGCGGCGAAACAGCGCGGCATCGAAGCAAACTACCAGCTGCAACTCGCTTTCCCCAAGAACGGCGACGTGCACAAGAAACTCGTCGCAGCCGCAAAACAGCTGGGCGTGCGAGCCAACGGCGACAACCTCCGCTACAAGGACGGTGATTTAATCACCCTAAAGGACGGCACCCAGCCGCAGCACGGCAAATGGCTCGTCAACCTGACCTCTAAGTGGAAGCCAAGCATCGTAGACCAAAACGCCAACGATGTGGAACTGGCCGAAGAACCGGGCGACGGTACGCTCGCTAACGTGGCGTTCAAAATCGGCAGCACGAAGGAAGGCAAGCTCACATACTTCCTGACCGGCGTGCAACTGCTGCGGGTCGAAAAGAACAACACCCCCGCCCCGCACAAGTTCGGCGTATACCAGCAGCTGACCGTAGAGGACGCGGGCGTCGAAGAGCCAGACCCGGAATTCTAAACACCCATGAACGCGCCAATCAATTACAGTGACGACGAACTGATTGACGAACTTACCACCTGCCTGAACATCGACCAAGCCGCGCGTGCGCTCAACGTGTCGCGCGGCTGGCTGTTCCCCCGAGCGAAACGGTTGGAACGTGAAGGCAAAATCATACCGAAGTCAATCATGCCCGCATATTTCAAACCGAAGGAAACAGAATGAAGGAATTCCTAGACACCCCCCCTGCCAACAGCCGGGTAGACACCGTGTTCAACACGATGCTTAAACGCAATCTAGGCCGATGGGCGGAATACCGTTCATACGAGAAACGCACCACCGCGAACGCCATCGCCTATCATATCCGCAAACACATCACCTCATGGACGGAGCCGAACGTCGACTACGACGCAGTCTCACGCCGAAAACCGGACGGCACATACGCGGTATGGGTCAGCGCCGTCAGAATCAAGGAGAACACCAATGCTGAAACTGAATAGCCACAAGCCGGAACCATTGGAATCCGCCATCCAAAACCATCTTATCAAAGTCTTGGAACGGCAAGGATGGTACGTGCAGAAAACCGAAGGACGCTCACGCAACGGATTCCCCGACGTGACCGCCGTCGACACGCTCGGCAACGTATGGTTCATCGAACTGAAACGCACGGTAGGCAAGCCAAGCCCCGACCAATGCCGCGAACTCAAAATGCTCGCCCAGCATGACGCGAACGTCATGCTCCTATACGGCAAGAAAGCCGTGGACACCCTGCTGCTCTACCGGAACTGGGTTGACCTGACGAACATGTACCACGACATCCTCATCGTCGATTCGGAAGGAAAAATGAAATGGACGAAAGAAATCTGACATACAAGGTCTTCCAAGACCGTGAAACATGGCTCAAAGCCCGCGAGGAAACGATAGGCGCGTCCAGTCTCGCGCATTTCATCGCCACCGGACAACTGCCATCACCCCCCCCTGCCATTCCGACCGTACAGTCGGCATTGCAGTTCGGCAGCATCTGGGAGCCAATGCTCGTCCAACTGTATGCGGAGCACCTAGAGCTCGCCATCGCCGCCAAGAATACGCCAGTCGAAGAATTGAAGAACGGACAGCTCGCATGGTATGACAACAGCTTCTATACGGACGGACGCCTGCATGTATCATTGGACGCCGCATACCGAGACCATGGAGGCATGCTGCACACCGTCGAAGTGAAAACCGGAAGCAAGCCATCCTACGCGTTCCTCACGTCCGAACAGCGCAGCCAATACTCGGCACAAGCGCAGATAGAAGCCTGCATGATGAACACCGGTTATGCGGAAATCATCTACGCGCAACGCCCCCCGTCATGGGAGACGCTGAGCGCCGACTCCATCACCAAGCGAATCAAGGAAACGCTCAACATCGTAACCGTTTCCAACGTGATGGACACGGACACGCTGGAAAAACATGCGGAAGAATACGAGCATGCGGCACATCCAACGGACGCGGACAATGGCGGACGACAACTGTTGGCCGAACTGTTGGAAGCGAAAGACCGGTACGAGGCGCTGAAGGAAAAGCTCGCCACATGGCTGAACGAACACCCCGGCAAACGAGTGGCATGCGATGGGCACGTCGCACGACTGGCGGAAACCACGCGCACCACCACCGACTACAAGGCGTATTTCAGCCAGCATCCGGCCGACCTGACCCCATTCCAGAAAACATCATCGACCACGCGACTCAGCGTGGTGAAGGAGCAGAAAAATGCATGAGTTCATGATGAACTGCCTATACCTGCTTGCCGCCATCCTGTCCATTCTTGGAGCCGTGACGGCCGTCCTCATCCTCACCGGCGTGGTTAAAGGCATCATCGACACCATCAACCATCACGGAGGAAACCATGAATGACAGCATTTTCGACTGGCTTGACGACGGCGCCCGGGCCTACATCGAAGAGGCGCGCCAACCCAAGCCAATGCCCCCCGCCAAGAAGAAGAAGACCGTCACTCGCTACGCCAACATGACACCCAAGAAAGTGGAGCATAAGCGGAAGCTCAAAAAGAAGTGGATGAACGAAAACCACGAAAGAATGCTCGCCTATTGGGTGCAGTACCGGCAACAGCATCGTGAGGCATGCGCGGCCGCAGGCCGCAAATGGCAGGCGAAGTTCACGAAAGAGCATGGCGTCAGCTATACGACATGGCGCAGATGGAAGCAGACGCCTGAAGGACGCGAACGCATAGCCGCATGGGAGGCCGAACACGGAAAGGACACACAGTGAGAGCCTTCATCTTCGACGAGGCCGGAACAGGCAAAACCAAGCGCAGCATGGACTTGCTGGATGATGCGGAACATATCCTCGTCATCTGTCCGGCAAGCGTCGTGAAGACCGCGTGGCTGCCGCAAATCAGCCAATGGTCGCACGGCAAGGCGTTGACCATCGACGACTACCGTAAGCATGGCTGGCCGGAAGACCACCGTTTCCTCGTGGTGTCATACAACATGGCCGCCAAGCTTGGTGAAGTGCCGGACGGTTTCAGCCTCATCGTGGATGAAAGCCACATGGTGAAGAATCCTAGGAGCGGACGTTCCAAAGTCGTGAAAAACATCAGCGACCTCGCCAAGGACGTGCTGATGCTGACCGGAACGCCCGCCCCCAAGGATTTGGAAGACCTGTACGGGCAGACCGTGGTCATGTACCCGCACGCCAAAGACAGGATAGCCCTATTAGGCGATTCTTGGCGCACTCTAGGGGCTTTCAGGATGCGATACGGTAAACCATACACGATGAGCGTGCAAGGGCGCACAGTGGTCAAATACACGTATTCCCAGCCCATGGTCGAGGAAGCGTGCCGACAACTGCAAAAGCTCGTATTGGACATCCGACGCGGCGGCAACCCGCTGCCCCAAGTCGAATGGCTCCCCTCTCCGAAAACCGAACAGGAGGATGCGACGCTCGAACAGTGGACGAACACCCACCAGCTCGCCGAAGACGTGTACGCGGCAAGCGCGAGCGCCGCAGCCGTCAAACTCGCCCAACTCGATGACGGTTTCGCCTATAAGACCGAAGACCGTGGCGAGTCCTACTGGTTCGGCGTATCCAAAATCAAAACAGTATACGATGAAGCCAAGAGACGCGAAGACCCGACCCCACTGCTCGTATGGACACGGTTCAAAGCGGTAAGAGACGAAATCTACCGGACTTGGAAGCCATGCACGGATGCGAAAACATTCCTCGCCATGACCGATCAAGAACGGGAAAGATACCGGCTCATAGTCGCCAACCCGCAATCCATGGGCACCGGCGTGGACGGCCTACAGCATCTCATAAAAGACCAAATATGGCTCGACCTCCCATGGACGTACGCCGACTGGGAGCAGGCCAACAGAAGACTGGTGCGACGAGGCAGCCCCTATCAGGGACAACAGCGCATACTCGTACCGGACACGCCATGGAACCGCAAGGTCATGGACGTGATAGAAGGAAGGAAAACCCTCGATGACATCATCAAAACCGAACAACAATTGGGATGACGTGATGGAAAGCGTCAACAAGGCAATTCCCGCAGACCATCACGAGTCGAAAACACCCAGCGACACCCCCACCAACCCGCCGGAAGCCGCAAACACAATCATCTACGCGCGCATCGCCGACAACCTCATCCAAGTGAACAACATGCTCACCGGGGAAAAAGCCGAAGAATACGGCAATCCACGCACCATGTTCCAAAACATCTCCAAACGATGGTTCGACTGCGATGACGCGGAAGTGGAAGTCGCAATCATGATGGCCGAACTGAAAATCGAACGCATCAAATTCGACCCAACCAAGGAAGACTCGTACATGGACGCCATCGCCTACCTCGTAATGGCGCTCGCGTTCATGCAGGAAAGGAAGAACAATGACTAACGACAACCGCAACGTGACGCGACTGACAGTAGGCCGTGAGGAATGGCGGAAGATAGAATCCGGTGAAACAAGCTTCATCCTCCGCGAAACCCAATCGCCATACGAGACCGTGGCCTTCGTATTCTCCGACGCCACCACCGGAACCCACGTCGGTAACGCCATCATCATCTCGGAAACCCCGTTCGGAGATTATGAGGCCAGCCCTTGGACATGGACAATGTTCGCCAAGCTAACCGACATGACCGTGCAGGAACTCAAAGAACAGTTCCCAGCAGAAGCGGGGATGAAAAACCCATCCGCATGCGCAATGTACCTGTACGAAATCAAACCGATAAGCGACAAGGAACTATTGCAGCGCCTTTGCGACAAGTAAGGAGAAGAAATGCTGAACGACGTCACCATCGAACAATGCGTGGAATATCAAGACCTGATTCTGCCATACACGGAAAAACAGTTGAACCCCAACTCGTATGACGTGACCCTACAAGACACCATACTTGTCTTCAACAAGGACGAGAAGGCCTGTTATGCGGACGGCAGCGACCACACGCTGCACGGCGTCCACACCAAGCCCTTCAGAATCGACGGACTCTACATGCTCCAACCCGGCCAGTTCGTACTCGGAGCCACAGTGGAGAAAATCAGCCTCCCTGATAATATGATGGCACGATTCGACGGGAAAAGCAGCCTTGGCCGACTCGGACTCTGCACGCACGTGACCGCAGGCTTCATCGACGCCGGATTCATCGGAACCATCACCGTCGAACTGAAAAACGAGAACAGTTTCCCCATCATGCTGAAACCCGGCATGCGAATCGGCCAAGTCTCGTTCGGATACCTGAACGCCGCCTCGATGAAGCCTTACGGCATGGTCGGCCACTATCAGCATCAGAACGCCCCTCAACCCGCAGTGGAGGTATGATATGAGTGTCAGACTGCTTCATCAATGCCCGAACTGCGGGCGCTATATGACGTTGGAGAAATGGTATCCGGAAATGCCGTGCGATGACTGCAAGCGGGAAATCGACTCGGTGTTGACGGACAAGAACAGACAGGAAAGATTGGAGTATACAGATGAGTGTTATTAGAGCACTAGCCCACCTCGACCCGACGCGATGCAAGCATTGCCTGAAAAACTCACAACGAAAGAGCTGTGGCTATACAACGGATATTGTACGAAATGTTGGAGGCTGCGCGGTGATGAATGAGAAGGAAAGGCAAGGTGATAAGTTCTGATGGAAACCCTGAAGCTCGTCGTCTGCACCATCATCCTGCTTGGGTTCGTCGCAACCATCATGTTGATAAGCGGCGCGTGGAACACGCGCGTTTTCATCGCATACGTGGTTACGGCCATCGTGGTGGACATGATATGCGCACTGTTGGATGATTAAAGAGAAAGCCCCCGCATGAATCTTGCGGGGGCTGGGGAGAAACCAAAGGAGGGCTGTTGGTAAAAACTTCCAACAGCCCTCATTGTATCAGGCTAACGACACATTGTCAAATACCATTCGCTTCCCGAATCGGTGCCGATGGCGACATACCTCAGCTGGCCCGAAGAAGCGCCAATATAACGGCCCCACAGGAAGCCATCAGCATAAACGCCCCAACCGTCCAGCACAACCTTCTGGCCACGCACATATTCGGCGACAACATCGCCCTTCACGGACGGTTCGGTACGCACGTTCAACGCATCGACCGCAACCTCATACGTGGTCGCAATCACAGTCGGAGACGGGGAAACCACCGGCGCCGGAGCCGGATTCACCGGAGTGTTCGCGCCCACGCCAGCATACTTGTCCCAAGCGGCCTTGTCGCCAGCGAAATAGTTCAAATCAAGCGAACCAGCATAACCGCCGATATGACCGTTGGACGTGTACTGGCGCATCGGATACGCCACATACGACCAAATCGAACCGGCATCCTGCCAGCCGACCTCATCCATGGACGCGTAACATGCTTCCCAGATGCCGCAATCATGCTTGCCGCAGATATCCTTGATGAACGGAAGTTCGGAACGCGACGCATACACGAGCGGCTTCACGCCGGTCAGACGGATATACTGGTACAGGAACTCGTCCAGATACGCGCGATTGCCCCATGCGGCGTTATCATCGCTCTCCCAGTCGACGCACGGCACGAACTTGCCCAAGTAACCCTTTGTATGCTCCGCGAAGAAATACGCTTCCTCGGAAGCGTTCACGCCGCGAATGTAATGCATGTAGCCCACAGCCATGCCACGGGCGGCAGCGGCCTGAATCTTCGCGTCCGCGCCGACCCACACGGAATTCACCAGACCATAGTCGTTGGAGCACTCTCCAGCGCCCCAAGTGCACTGCACCACGACGCCATCCGCGTCAATCTTGGAAACATCGCAATCGGCCTTCCAATTGCTGATATCCACAATCCTCATTATTCGGAAACCTCCTTAATATGCTTGCCGGTAACCTTCGCCTTTTCTGAAGTGGCGAGTGAAGCCGGACTGATTGAATCGGTCTTGCCGCTCGACGCGACACAGGTCAGCACGCTTGCGATGGCGGCGACCAAGGCGATGCCGCCGACATTCAGCCAATCCACGTCGAACAGGCCGACGCCACCGACCACGCCAGCCGACAACGCGGCCTGACATGCGGTGCGGATTGCACGCTCCAGCGTGTCAACCCAAAAATCCTTAGTGAACAATATGCTCCTTACTATCGTTGTCTACCAACGGTTCTATTGTACTCCTAAGCTCGTCCGGAAGCCTAGGCTTAGGATACCGTTCCAAAAACTCGGGGTCGAGCACATGGCAGAGTTCGCCCAGCCAATGCCCGACGGCCCGAATGTACGAGGTTTTCAAATCATCCTGATACCGGAGCCTGTCGCGCTCGCTGATGAATTCGGCCAGCTTCTCGTCCTGACGGTCGATTTCACGCTGCATGTTCAATTGGGCTTCCGAGAGTCGCCTGTAGGCTTCGCTCAAATCGCCGCGTCTGTTTTGCGCCCAAGTGACGGCCGCGACCACAATGGCGCATAGTCCGGTCACGAGGGCGACGATGATGTCAGTGCTCATATGGCACTATTCTAGCCGATGGTTGAGATTATATCAAAAAAGGCGATAAGTGGCGTGGATGGAATATGCCGTGGCGCCAGTGGAAAACGTATCGTCTCCACCATTTTCACCTACAATATCGGCTAAGCCCTCCAATTGACGCACTGCCATCCACCGGTCACGCCGGAGTAGGCGGATTGCGTGTTGCCAAGCATGAAGATGGTTCCGTTCGGATTGATGAAATTACACCAATTGGTATTCGTCGCCGAAACACAGCCGGTGGCCATGACCCCGGGCCTCAAGCCACCAAGGGCTGGACACCATTCGTAGGGCATCTTCTCGTTCGCTGGCGTATTGTTATTCTGGGATGAACCTTGATACTGCACGAAACCGGTCACAATGACCGTATCCCAGTTGCGGCGCAGTATCCACTTGTCGGCGGTGTACGGCGCTTTGAATTGGAGTTCGTCGTGGGTCTTTGCCCATTTGCCGCTTGGGGTTCTGACATAATCGCAATTGTCGGCCACATTATACAGCATCGTACCTTCCGGCACTGCGGTGAGCGCGTCACGCTGGGCGGAAGTCTGCACTCGCAGCATATCACCCTTCATGGCCGCGCCGACATACGTCTGCGTGATGACCACACCAGCGGCAGCCGTATTCGACACGCCAGCCGGAAGCAGCACCTGCGCCAAAGCCAAAGCACCAGCCGGAACACTGGGCGCCACAGGCGTAGCCGCAGCCACACCCTTCGCCACGCCGAACGTTGGGTTGTCTGAACTGTCCGACATGGGGGAGCGCGTCTCGTTCTGCTTCATGTACACCACGTCGATACGCGAGTTCGCGGACGGTGCCGCAGGCAATGGCACGTTCGCATTGCCATCATTCTGCACCAACAACGCGCCGTAACGGTTCAATACCGCGTTGAACGGGTGCACCGTCACGCTCATGGAATTGCTGTTGCCGGTGACGAGATTGTCCTGCGAACGGTCGAGAATGCCAGCAATGGGCATCATCGTCGTATTGTCGCAGACGAAAAGCCCGCTCATGTCGCGGCGCGCGTCCAAGAACGACGCCTTGCCGGACACGGCGAACAGACTATTCCTCAACGTCATTATCAATCCTTTCTTCCAACGCTTTCAAACGTTCCTCAAGCCGGTCGATACGGTCATGGGCAAGATGGGCCTCATGTATCGCCCACACGCCCAGCATCGGATAATTGATGCCGACAGGCTCGTAATCATCATTATACTCGACGAACTGCCCCAAGCCGTTGTCGTCCAACTCTTCGGCAATCATGCCGATGTGGATGGCCGCGCTATCGCCGTTCCGGTTCACGTCGTCGATGAAACGGTAGAGCGTCCAATCGACGGAACGCATCTGCTTCAACGTGATGTCCGGTTTGAGGAAATCCTGCTTCACCTTGCGGCTGGACTGGGACGTGCCCATCGTGCCGTCGGACAACGCCCATACGGCACGCCATGAGCCGGTCGAAAACAGGTTATTGAAGGCGTTGGTCGTATTAGTGCCGCCACGGTTGGTAGACAACACACCCCAATTCCAAGCATTGCACTTCTGGTCGATTGTCCCACGGTCATACGAGTTCTTATTGATGGACGCGGCCACGGTCTGATCGATGTTTTCGCTGATATCCAACACTTTCTGAATCGCCTGAGTCAACTGTGAGCCGGAAGGCTTCTCCAATTCGCGCAGTCGCCGCCCATACTCGTTCAACGTGGACACGAGCTTGTTGGTCGCCTGAGCGGGATTCTTCACGTCGAGAACGTCACCATCGGTCGTGGTGTCGCCGTCCGACGATTCGCCTTGATGCACTACGATTTCCATTAATCCACCGTCACTTTCACACCGTCGAACACGTCACCCAACGTGAACGTAATCCAATTCGAGCTTTCATCGGCCTTGATGCCGGTGATGCGCCGCGTATGCGCGCCATCCACATAATACCAGTCGCCCTTCGTCGTGAACCTGATATAATCGCCCACCGTATAGTTGGCGAGCGTCTGATTCACGGAATGCAAGTATCCGCGATGCACTTTCGCCTCAGTGGACGATACCGGCTGCCAGTAGACGGCCGCAGCCTCATTCGCATACGCCTGAAGCGTGTTCCGCAGTTTCACGGTCGAATGGCTGGAATCCACGCTCTCCCAAATCGGCGCTCCGGCCTTGTCCAGAATGTCCGTATAGGCGGACACGACGAGCGTCTTGTCATCCGACTTGCCGGACGTGAACCATTGCAGTGAGGCGAGCTTGTCACCATCATCCGTGGCGGACAATGAGGCGATGCCCGGCTGCATGGCGGACGCGCTGAAATAGTGTGTTTCGCCGCCGAGCAGTGGATGTCCGGTCTTCATATGCCACTCGTACCCCAATCCGTCAGACGTGCGCGCGGGGAAGAATCCGATGTCGCAGCCGTTCTGATAGTTCGTGATGTTCGTCAACACCTCACCCACATAGTTCAAATCCACGGCCTGATAGTTCGCTTCGGACTTGCCGACCTCAGCCGTCTCCAATACGACTGGCACATGGCTGTGAGGCCAGCTCAACGCCTGTTCGACGAGATTGCGCGCGACCGTATTCCACGTGACGTTCCTGTACGACGTGTCATACTGCGTGTCCGGCGAACCATCCTGTTTGACAAGACTCTTGCCCATCGCCTTCGCGGGAAGAATCGTCCTATGGTCAAAATACGTCCACATGCCCGAAGCCACCAAAGTGAGGATGCCAGTGTCGGCATCATAGTCGCGGCGCATGAGCACACCACCGACCGTAAGACCATCATCCTCCGCGACCATGACGGTCTTGCCGATGGCCGCCGTGTTCCTCAAATCCAACAGACGCGCGTCGTTCGCGATGTATTGGAGACGCGCATCGTCGGACGAGGCGTAGATGGGCACTTTGACGGTCAGCGAATCCGTGTCGTTCAGTTTCATCTCCCATTCGGCAGACGTGTGCGGCAACGGGATGATGCGGCGTCCGGTCAGCAGGTCGGCGAGATAGATTTTCACCTCCAAGCCTCCTTCCATTCGACCGTCATCGTCGGCGTGCCAGACTGCACGCCCAACGGGGTGAACTGTATCGTCGCATCACCATAGGGGCGGAACCAGTTCTCCTCGGTGAGGAACATGCTCAAATCAGACTGGTTCTGGAACAGGACGCGCTCGTCGTCGAAATCGAACACCATCGTCTCGTCCGGGTTGATTTGACGATGGAATTCGACCGCTTCGCCGGTTTCGACGCAGTGGATACGTACTCCTTCCGACAATCCGCCATGGATTTTCACGACAAGATGCGTTGGCGCGAAACCGCTGCCGGTGATGGCGACTCGTCCCGGATTTCCGACCTCGCCTTCCGACAACGGGTCAAGCAGCGGGTCAGTAATACCCTCACCATCGGTCGGCACGCCGACCGTCTGCGAGCGCAACGGCCCATACAGGTAGGGGGATGGCGAGAGCAGGCCAATCTGGAACGCAGCCTTACCACGATACCGGTATTCATCCACGGTCATGGAGCGGAGTTCCGCATCACAGGACAGGGTGACGCCATTGCCCTTCTGCACGGTGACGGGAACCAAGCGTCCGGCCATGCCGCGTAGACGGCGCATCATCTCGTCCGTATCCTCGACCGTGCTGGTCGCATAGTAGCCGTTGACGGTGATGGTGCGCCCATCATAGTATGTGGTGCCGGGAATCGCGTTGCCGTCGGCCCTAGCCCAAGAATCCTGTTCGGTCTTGGCTGACGGCAAATCGTCGAAGCCGCTCATGGACACCAATGTGAACTCGTGTCCGGCGTCGCCGTAAAGCGTGATGTCACCAACAGTGACGGTTATCGTGCTCAAGGTCTGACACTTCCAATCATCTCATTGTTCAAAGCGTATCCGAATCGGCGGGCCACGAGTTCCACGTCGCTCAACGGGCTTGCCACCACATTGTCGATGTGGACGCCGCCAGCATACCGCTGGTCACCGGCCGCCACCATTCCAGTATAGTCTTTCAGCTGCGGAGCGGACACCATGCCAAGATTGGCCGCGTCGATTTGGTCGAAATCCAAGGAGCCGAGCACGCCGTCAACCTGACCGCGCACGAACTTGCCTTGCGCGCCGATGGCCTTGCCGAAGTCGCGCATAAGATGCTCGCCCGACACAGACGTGTAGCCGGAACCGGAGAACGGGCCGACCTTCGCAGGAGAGAACGGGAAGAAGTCTCGAACCTTCTGCAACGCGCCACTGACCGCGCTTTTCACGCCTTCGACCGCGTTGAGGATACCCTGCTTGAACCCGTTCATCAACGCGGCGCCGGAGTTAATCAGCCACGAGCCAGCACCGGCGAACAGGCCGGTGATTTGGTTTGGAATGTTCCTGACGAAGCCGAGTATCTGACCGGCCAATCCCGCGAACGGTCGGGCGATGTTCCCGATAATCCCGGGAATCGCGCCCACGACGGC